GCCCGGTGCCAGAACCACCCCGCCGACATCGCGGCGTGCTGCGCCAGCTCGAGCAATTCGGGATGGTTGATCAGATCCAGGCCCAGCGCTTCGGCGCACTCGGCATAGTTCGCCCGACCAGTGATCTGGATCAGGCCGCGCCCACGGTATTTGGAGCCATCGCCCGGCACGGTATTGCCCAGGTCTTTGCGCCCCTCGTACCCCAACTGCTGCGGAGTCGGCCCCCAAATCTCGCGGACATAACGCAGCTGACCGGACTCATGGCCGACCTGGGCGATGAACGCCGCGATGCGCACCGGGGTCACGATCTGGTACTTGCTCATCGCCGTATTGAGGACGGGTGCAAAAACGCCGGCTTTCTGGCCGGCGTTCGGGAGGATCTGCAGAAGTTGCTGCGTGGTGATCGGCATCGGTGTTTCTCCAGGCAAAAAAATACCCGCTCGATGGCGGGGTGCGGGTGCTGCTGTGCGGGTGTTACGCGGCAGCAGGTTCTGGGGCTGATTGAATCGACGCCTTGAACTCTGCCATCTCGGTCCGGAACGCCTCAAACTCTGCGCGTAGCGCTCCAAGCTCGGCGCGCAGCTCTATTGTTTCGACATGAAGCTCTTTGGTGCCGCCCATCACATCTGTGATCAGCGCCATCGGGTCTAGCTGCTGAATCCGTGCTTGGCCGTTTTCGTCTACGCCATCCTTCACACCCGAAACGGCCAGCGGGTTTACCTCTTGGGCCTCATGGGCAATCAAGCCCTGGTAGGTGGTGCCATCGCCGCTAAAGACCGCGCCGAATATCTTGCGCTGGTAGGTGACGATCCTGTAAGCATCGATGCGATCAAGGTACGACGGCACTTTCGCGTTGGCGATGTACTTCTTGAACCGGTAGTCAGACCCGAACAGCGTCATGGTCCCGACGTAGGTGTTGTCGATCCAGACGTCAACGTTAGAGCCGGTCCAGTTGTAGTTGTAAACCGTTCCGCCACGCCCAGCGCTCAGACCCGCCCGGCACCAAGTGCCCGCCGATGCCAGCCGCCCCGTGACTTCATAAGCCCCCTGCAAGGTCAATATTCCTGCAGCTGAGTTTATAAGCCTGACGTCGAAGTCGGCGGCTGTTTTGCCGTAATGGAAGTCGATGTAAGGACTGGTGTTGCTGAGTTCAAGCCCGGCAAAGGTCGGGGCTGAATCTGGCCCTACGCCCAATGAATTCCGTGCTGTTGCCTGAGAGTTACCCCCGGTTCCGCCTGATGCGATACCGATTGGGGCAGCAGTTACAGACAACGACGGCACACTTAGCAACCCGTCGTAGCTGTAGCTCATGCTTGGCCCGGTTGCAGTATTGGCTCCGTTGACGGAGCGCCAAGTAAACCCGCCGCTACCGCCACCACGGTTGACAATAAAGTGCCCCTCGCCGTTGCCAGAGGCGTTCCAGCCCATATACAAGCCTTGGACATTGTAAATGGCGCTTGCCTGTTGTACCCCGACCTCAGAGAAAAGTGCCCGCCCGTCAATGCGGCCTGTGCCTCCTTTCGCCAGTGGCAGCATGTCGTAGTTGCCGGTGCTGCCCAGCGCCGCAAGTGTATTACCCCAGCGCTGGTTTACCGCATTGAACGCATCTGTCAGCGCCTTTGGGTAACCCTGGACTGGCTCAATGGAATATGCAGCGCCACTAACGGTTGCGCCCGTGTAGGCCGGGATAATCGCTAGCACGGTTTCGCTGATGATGTTGAATACCTCGTAACGGCGGCCGTCAGGCCCGTTGAAACCATCGCCGATCCTTGAGGCGGTGAACGTTGTGCCGGTGCCGGTTACAGTAGTGGAATTTTGGGTGACGGCTACTGTGCCGTTTCTCGACCAAGGCATATGATTTACTCACTTAAATAGTTTTTCAGACATTCATCTTTGCGAAGACTGCCGGCAAAAAGAATGCTGTCGGGTTGGCCGCTGCTATAGTTATTGCGTATAGCTTTTTATTCGGGAAATCCCACCAACAATAAAGCGCCCTTGATATGGCACTACCTGAGTTCAAACCCATGCCAAACGAGTTGATGAGCAGATATTCGTTTTCGGGAAAGTTGAATGGCACTGAGTAGTAACAACGAACCAGATTTTGCGATGAATAATCAAATCGCTCGTAGGTCCAATTTTGAAACGCGCGAGTAAAGTTTGCGCTCGGCGTTCCTGAATCGAATAGTAGCTTGTTGCTTGCGTCCCAAATCCGGAACCCGAAGGAGGCAACAGGCTGCGCGCCAAATTGGGCAACAAAGTAGCGCCCGTTCGGCTGCGCTGTGTTGACGTCATATGCCCGAACATAGAAACCCGTCCAATTGCCAGCAGAACCTATAAGTCGCATAGCGCAAAGACCTGCCACAGCGTTCACAGTATCGGGCCTGACAAACACCAGAGGAGGCTCTTGAGATGTAACAACTGTCGGGAAATACGTGGTGGAACCCAGTCCGCTTTCTTCTGTAGGCTGAAATCGGCCCGACGCTATAACCATAAGACGGGCGTATTCAGAGTCGAGAACTACTACGTTACTATTATTTGAAAACTGAATACCGTAGGACATCAAGAAAACCTCATAACAAGAAGTCTCATTGTTCCGCCTGACACTGTGCTTGAACTGTAGGTCCGGGTGTGGTTGTAAACACGCGCAACTCCATCAAGCAATTCAGTTTCGTGCTGCCTCTGATTTGAGTCATAAGCACCCACTGGAATTACAATCGCGACGCCGTTACCCGGCCCGACTCCCGGCACGGCAAAGTCTTGGCTGGTCTTTGTGGTGCCGGAGAATGTGACAAGCGTCGACAGCGCAACACGAATCGTGAATGAATTTTCGTCAAGCTGAAGGGCGCCATCAGCGCCCCATACCCTTATCCCGTAGCTCATACGCTCAAGTTCCCCCACTGATAGCGAATCTGGCCTTTCTCATCAAATACCTTGCCGCCCGCGCTATTTACAGTTTGTCGGCCTCCGCCGCCGAGTGCGCTGTTGTACTCGAATTCACCAGTCACAAAGTTAATCTTCAAGCCTCTCTGGCCAGCGACGTAGTCACTGGATTGAAGGCTCTGCGTAAGCTTGGCAACCCCGATAGAGGCGTCCTCAATAAATGCCGAACGGATAAATGTCTGCCCGCCAGTAATGCCGAAAAACGACTGCGCCGATTGCGAGCTGGTATTCATCACCAAGAACGTGTCGGCCCTAACTACGAACTGCGAGGTCGTGCCTGCCGCCCCGCTTTCAAGTCCAAGACCGAACCCGGCCGCGTACGGGATGTTGTTTTGCGTGAGCTCCATTTTCACCGACCAGATTCCGGCCAGCTTGTTGTTGGTGGTGGCCAGGGCGCTGGTTGTCTGCTGAACCGCAACTGTCGCGTCGTTTGCCTTGGCCTGCGCCGTCTCAATCCGGGTAGACAACGCACCGTCAGCGTTAGACCTCGTGAGCGCTTCGGACTGAATGGCCGCCTGAACCGTCGTCTGGTTTGTGGTTACCGTGGCCGTTAGGTTGGTTATCTGCTGCGCAGTCGCCTCCCTGTCCGTGGCTTGCGCTGTTTCAACGATGCTGATCTTTGCGTCGTTGCCCGCCACCCGAGCATCAAGCAAGGTGGTGCGCTGAGCCTGCGCAAAGTCATTTTCTGTCCGTACCCTCACCTCCTGCGCGTAGTTGGCTGTGTCTTCCCAAGCTTTCAGCGCCGCGGCCATTTCACCCTCAACGTTGTCGTCTCTCGTCGACGCCTGCAGAGCATTCAGTTGAGTGGCGGTCGCCGTGGTCTTGCCGTCAACCTTCGAGATATCGACGGTGTTCTTGCTGACCTGCGCGGCCTGGGCATTGGCCGCCCGGATCGACTGGCCGGTGTTGACCCAGTACAGCGGGTTCGGCGGGCCGTTTGACCCGTCGGTTTTGGCAGGAACTGGATCAATGGCCGTCCAGAGGTTATCGCCCACGCGCACGGTGTTGTCGCGCACATAGGCATCGGTCGGCACATAGACCAACGCGTCGGTGATTTCGCCGATATTGGCTTTGAGCTCTTCCAGGCGCTCGTTAACGGAACCAGGTCCGTCGCCGTCGATGAGGTCGAGCCTGCCAAGCAAGTGTTCACCGAACTGGCTTTCGGTCAGCTGCTTGTCCAGCAGATCCAGAACAGGGCCTGCATCGCTGCTGGTCTGCCCCATGACGCCCACGCCGGTCGGATACCACGGCCCCACGTTGCCGGTCCGATCCACCAGGCGCGCCCAGAAGAAGAACGTCACGCCCGCCTTCAACGACTGCATGACGTGTTCCGACTGCGGGTAGGCCAGGTCGCTGAGCTTTGTGGCCTTGGCCAGGTCTGTCGTCGGCCCGTACCAGATTTCCGTGCGCTGTGTGTCCTCCGCACCAGGTGGGAAAGTCCACTTGAGCGAGATCCCGAAGATCAGCGAAGTGGCGGTCAGCGACGTGACGGCAGGTGGCAAACTGGTCTTGCCCTGCAAGTTCGTCAGCAGCGACGTGGCCGGCAAGGACGAAACGTTCAAGGCGCTGACAGCGCGCACCCTGGCCATGTACTGACCGGAGTAGATACCAGGCACTTCCACCGACTGCTCGCCAGTGCGCGGCACTTTGACCCACTCGCGCGAGCCCCAGCGCCATTCCACGTCATACGCAACCGCGCCTGGCGCAGCGTCCCAACTGATGGTCATGTTGGTAACCGCGATGCCCTGCTCGATCACAACGTGCTGTGTCACGAACACTGCGCCCGGCGCAGCCTGTACGCCCACTGAAATGCCGCTGATTGGGCGGATGTCCACGACGGCGCCGAAGTCGATGGCGTCAAACTTGCTCGGTTCGTGCTGGATGCACTCGAGCTGGTACTGGTGCCATTCCGGGCGCGTGATGTTGCGCACCAGAAACTGCATGGTTTTCAGGTCTTCGTATTCAAGTATCCAGCCACATTCGGCTTCTGGCACTTCGCTGAAGCTGGCCGCCACAGTTACCCGCCGGCCGGTGAGCGAGGTGATAACGCGCGCCTCGGTCTTGCCGCTGGGCAAGTTCACCCGCAGCTTGGCACCGGTCGACAGATCGATGTCGCGGTCAACGGTGATGACGCGCCCCGCCACCGCGCTGATCCGACCGCCGTTCGCACGACCGGCCAGCATGGGGTCAGCCACGGCAATGATCTGCCCTGTCTTCGGAATGCCGCCGTCCAGGCCAACGCGGAAGGTCGCGGGCCTTGTCTGCGTCTGTTCGGTGATCAGAGCGTATTGGCCTGCGCGCTGCGCCTGCCCGAGTGAAGTGCAGCCGTAGGCGTCCACCGACAGCTCGTTGACCGATCCAGATTCGGCCATCGCCACGTCATCAAAGACGGGCTCTTTGTCCGTCGCAAAACTCTGGTCCGGGTTGTCCCACGTCACCATTGCCAGGTTGTGGCGGTCGCGCGCCCGGGTGCCCGAATACTGGATTTCACCGTTGTTCAGGATCTGCGACGGGTTGTAGGTGTAGACCGGGTCGCCTGGCATGTCGGCGTTGAACGTGATCTGGCTGCCATCCCAGGTGCTCATGCCGTGGAAGATGGCCGACAGGTCCTGCAGCACCGCGTACGCATCTGCCTGCTTTTGCAGGTAGATATTACAAGTCATCCGAGGGTGCATGCCGCCCATGCCGTTTGGCACCATCTGGTCGCAATACTGCGCAATGCGGTACAGGTTCCAGCGGTCCACCATCGTGGCATCGATCCGGTGTCCGAGGCCGTAATACGGGTTCAGCGCAATGTCGTAGCACACCCAGGCCGGGTTGTTCGTGTAGGCCTCTTTGAACGTACCGTCCCATATCCCGTTGCTGGTGCCCGCGCCGGACGTTGCATAGGTCCGCGTCTCCGGGTCGTAGTTGGTCGGCACGCGCACGATGCGCCCGCGCATCAGCACTGCAATCTTGGCGATATCGCCGCCGAACTGCTGGGCGTCATATTCAACGCAGCCCACGGCGGTGAGCGGAAATTCCTGATCGCTGTCTACGACCTCGGCGACCGCCTCAATAAACATGCTGCCTTGAATCAGCGAGCTGTTGGCCTCCGGCGTGATCCGGCGCACGCGCATAGTCCAGCGGCTGCCCGCAGGCAGGTTGATGCGGTGACTGCGTTCGTATTTGGTGACGTTCTTGCGGTCTACGTAGTCCGCCAGGATCTGAACGAACGGCCCGCCATCAGTGGCCAGGTCAATCGCGTAATCGATTCGCACGCCGTTGATGTTGCCGCTCTGGTCCTGCGACTGGAGCTGTGGCCAGCTGAACCGGATTCGAAGCGCATCCAGCACCGGGTTATTCACGGTGCGCAGGTAAGGTGTAGTGCTGAGCAACTGCTGGTTAACGTCGACTTCGTTGCTGGACTCGGCAATGCCCTCAAGACGCTGCTGGTTCAGCTCGCCATTGCGGAACTGCCACTTCACGCCCGGGAAATTGACCGTCCCGTCCTCGGCCACCAACGGCGTACCGTCGAGCTTTACCGAGCGCAGGCCGTCCACTGGGCCGACGATCGGCCCCCAGCTCCACAGGTATACGATGCGCGCGGTGGCAATGGAAGCTGTGCTGTTTAACGCAATCGTCGGCTGCTTCTGTGTGGCCTCGCCGCCCTTGCTCCCGCGAATGCTTCGCGCTGCTACCGCACTTGCCATACCGCCCCCAGAAAAAAGAAAACCCGCCGAAGCGGGTCTGGTGTTACCTGATGATCAAATCTGATCTTGTGTGTAAATGCCGCCCGACTCGACGGCACCGCCGATCTCTCTTTCGCCGTAGAGCACGGGATAAGGGTTGCCCTGGGCAACGGTGGTCACCGCGCCCCCAAAGCCATAGCTGGGGTTGTTTCCATCGTCGTTGTTGCTGCCGACACTGGCGGTCGTCGTCGGCGAAAGCATCTGCACCACGCCGCCAAGACCTGTCGCCGCACCCGCACCGAGCAGGCCCAGGCCGGGCGCTGTACTCGTACCGCCGGAGACAAGGCCGCCCACAACCAGCGCGACGCCCAGCACCACCTGGAACAGGCCAGCCTGCTTGCTGCCTTGGATCAGCGGCACGATGCGGATATCGGTGTTGTCGCTGCCCTGCATATCGAACTCGGCCTCGCCGGCGTTGCGCTTGCCGCAGAAGACGCTGAACACCAAGCCACGCTCTTCGCCGGTCCGCAGAAACTTCTCGAAGCCAGGCTTCATCGCGCAAAGGGCATTCACGGCATCGCGCACGCTGTGCACGTCGATACGGTACTCCCGGCCGAAATGCTTGCGCAGAACGCCGTAGAGCACGATGGTGCGCATGGTCATGGGGTGTATTCCTTGTGGCGCAGGATCAGTTTCACGCGGTTGGCCATCGACCAGCCGTAGACCTCACGGGCAGCCAGGCGACCGGGCATGTGGTGATAGATGAACGGACCAGACCCACCCAGTGCCGGCGCGTCCTCGCTGTGCAGGCTGGCATCGGCCCCGAGGTAGATCGCGGCGTGGTTCGGGAAGTGGCAAGGCCTACCCACGGTCGGAATCTGGAACACCAGCAGGTCGCCGCGCTGGGGCTGTTCGACCCGGACGAAGCCGCAGGCCTCGTAGTTCTCTTCGTAATGGCTGGGGCTGTCCGGATCTTCCCACCACAGTTCCTTGCGTTCGAAGTTCGGCAGCGGGAGTGAGGCCTCGCGGGCGTACCAGTCGCGGCAGGCCGCCCAGCAATCGAGCAGGCCATGCGAGAAGTCCCGGCCCAGCAAAGGGGCCTGAAAGCCACTCGGCTTGAACCACTGAATGTCTCCGCCAGGCCAGCCCACAATCGCCCAGGGCAATTCATGCAGCTCGCAGCTGACCAGATCGGTCATGCTCGGTGTTGCGGCGCGGTCCGGGTGGCTGTGCACGATGGCCAGCACCTCGCCCCTGTCTTCTGCCGCCGCAGCGTCGTGCTTGTCGATCAGGAAGTGCTGCAGCGGGTTGGTGGCCACATTGCCGCACGGCACGTATTCACGCCCGGCCTCGGTCTTGATCAGCAGCCCGCAGGCCTCGGCCGGGTGTGACTGCTCGGCGTGCGCCCTCATGTCGTCCTGAAGCTTTTGATTGATTCGCATGGTTATCCCTTGGCGATCAGGCTTGCGCCCATTGAGCCGCCGAACCGGCGGGTATTGCCGCGCAACTTGCAGCTGCTCCACCAGCCCCCGCAGCGGTCAAGCGCAGGGTTGTCGGTGGGTTCGTTCTTCTTGTCGAAATACGCGGTGCCTGTGTAGGCGCAGGCCTCCTGCCGGTACTGGCCGCGCATCGCCCAGCGGCACAACTTGGTGATCTGCTGGGACGGCAGCTGCTGGCCTTCCATGTCGATGGGGCTGGAAAGCTCGAAGCCGACCGCCGAAAAGTTCTCTTCGGTCTTCTGCTCGATCCTCCAAAGGCTGGTGCGGCTTTGATCTGCGGCATCTGGGTTGCCCCCGTCGAAGTTCGCGGCATCCAGGAAGTGCTTGAAGGTTTCGATCACCTTGAAGTCCGCGCCAGCGAGGTCTTTGAACTGAAGGCAAAGCGCTGACACTGCTCGCGGAATACCCGACAGCTCGTTGGCCAGCCTGAGCTTGGGTGTGGCTGGGCGGCCATCACCACGGATGTCCAAGCCGGTGACCTCGATCTGGATAGGCGAATACAGCTGGCCCTGCCAAATGATGTCGCCCTCATGCTCATGCCCGTGGAAGCGCCAGAGCGTGGCTCCCAGCCTCGTCGCATCCAGTTCGTACAGGCGAATCTGGTTGCCGGGCTCCAGCTTCTGGATGTCCGCGCTGTAAATCATGGTGGTTACCTACGAAAAACCCCGCACTTGGCGGGGTCAGGGTTTGGGGGTTTGCTTGAAGTTGGCGGAGATAGAGTGCACGCCGCCACCGAGAGTATTTGGCTTGTATCCCTTAGCCCTGTAAAAGCCCTGAACCCCACCAGGTGGTGTCCATATGAATGACTTGTACCCTTCATGACGGTCCAGGAAGTCCCGTACCTGTTGCAGCTTCTGACCTGGGCCATATCGTCCAGTTACTGTTACGTCCCAAGCCTCAGTTCGGTTGTTTATTCCAACTCCACCAGATTGGGAGTAACCATCCCCGAAGTCGTTCTCCCAGGTGCGTTGAGACACATCACCAGACGCGCCGACCTGCACATCGAAATCGAATGTTTCAGCCATTACGCGCGCCTCCAAAGACGTCCGCCCTGGCGCATCTCTCTGTCCAGAAACTGCCCGAGCTGAGCCTCAAGTGCCGACGATATCGCCGAACCCTGTTTGGCCGCGTCCGCGTTAGTCATACCGGGCTGAGCCTGGACATTCACTGGGGCGTTGATGGTGAAAGACGGCGCACCGCCAGTACCACTCCCGGCCTTATCAGCCAGGTACTTCGTCAGGTCGCGGTTTTGGTTCGGGTTGAGCACGCGCTCTCCGCCATCGAGCAGCCAGGTGCCTTCCTTCGGGATGTTGTCCATGCCGTTGTGAGCCATACCGGCGAGTGCGGATGCGGATACGGCGGCGACCATTGGCGCAGTTGCAGCAGCAGCGGCGAGTGCGGCGGCCGGCGCAGCAGCTGGACCGATCAGCGGAATACCGGCGGTCGATGCGTAAGCGTTCAGCGCTGCCTGCGCAGACGCTGCCTGCGCGTTGGCGATCAAGCCGGTGGCCGCCGCCGATTGCCCGCTTTTACCAACGAGCAGTTGAATGCCCTGATAGATCAGCCACTGCGCCGCCATGTCGCTCAAAGCGTTGACAACCGACTTGGACATGTTCCCAGCGAAGTCAGCGATAGCGTCTCCAGCGTCCTCTGCACCGGTGACCACGTCCGAGAACACGTTGCCCAGGCCGCCGGTCAAATCATTCAGGCTGCCAGACACGAAATCGGCCGCGATCGCCGAGTAGTCTTCGGCCGCATCAACGTAGTTCTGCCAAGCATCACTCACGCCCGCCATCCAGTTGGACTGGGCCTCGTCAATCCGATTGTAATAATCCTGCTGGATGACCATTCGTTCGGCCAGCGCCTCGGAGAGCATGCCAGTCTCTTTAGCGTACAGCTCGGCGCTGATATCGCCGGAGTTGCGCTGCGCCTGGAGGTCCGCAGCCTTGCGCGCGTAATCCTCCTGAATGGCCATGTCCTGCTTCAGGCGGTCACGGGCCTTGTCGCCCATACCTGCGCCAGCGAGCTCCATATCGAAGCCGCCGCTAGTGGCAGCATTCTCATCCTTCAATGTGGCAAGGAAGCTGACCGCCTTGGCCTCTTCCTCGTTCGCCACCTTGAGTTTCTGGAGAGCATCCAGCTCTGACGCCAAGCCCTCGAGGCGCTTCTGCTGAATAGCGTTGATACCTACCAGCTTGCCCGATGCGACTTCGAATCGAATCTTGTCCACTTCAGTGGCGTTTTTCTGCGCATCCGCGCTGGTATTGATCAGCGCGATCTGGCGCTGCAGGTCGGTCTCTGAACCCTTGAAGGTATCGCTCAGTTTCTTCGCTGCAGCCGCAGCGTCTTTTGCAGCCTGCTTAGCCGCGTCCAACGCTTTACGATCTACATTGCTGCCTTTGCCACCCTCATTACTAAAACCGGTGCCGCCGAACAGCCGCTGGTACTCGGCTGCCGCACCACGAGCATCGGAGATGTACTTTTTAATCGCCTCTCCTGCCATTGGAGCCTCTATCGTCTCCTTAAGCCCTGACGCAGCCTGTGCGGCAACACCAAAGCTTATCCTGGCTGCCTCTTCCATCTCTTTGGCATTGGCCGCGAATTCCTTAGAGACATCACCAAAGCTGAGTTGCGAAAGGGCTGCCTGCCCGGAAGAGTCGAGCCTTTGAATGTATCCCACAGCAGTCGAGAACATCCCTATCAGCGTGTCAGATACGATTTTAAAAACTCGGACAACGCCGTCGCCTGCGCTGAAAACGAACGCTGTGGCGGTCACCATTGACTCACCAATTTCTCCCACAACCTTCGTCACGCCCCCGCCCGCCTTAACAGAGTCATTAAGATCCTTGGTCATCTGCTGAACCACGGGCATGAAGTCATCGGCTATCTTATTTTTTGCACCCTGCAGGTTCTGGATTAGCCCAGCGAGCTCGCTCGAGAACTCTTTCGAGATGGCTATAGTTTGAACGCTGAGGATAGCGCCAGCGGACTCTGCCGCCTCACCAAGATCCTTGAATTGCTTTCCACCGTTCCGCAACAAAGGAACGAGTGCACTAGCCTCGTCGGCAATACCTTCCATATAGAAAGTCATTTCCGCCTGGGAGACATTGGCCTTTTCTAGACTGGATACATAAAGTTGAAGTGCTTCGGCACTATTCAGCTTTTTGAAACTCTCCGCTGTCACGCCAACCTTCGGCGCGATGACCTCAAAGAAGTCTTTCAGCTCGCCGCCGCCGGTGTTGAAGAAGTCGCCCAGCTTGTCGTTGGTATCCTTGAAGATGTCCGCGAGTTTGTCCTGCTCAACGCCAACGGTTTTCGCGCCCGCAGCGTACTTCTGGAATTCAGTTGTTCCGAGACCGGCCAGCGCTGCAAGGTTAGAGATTTCCTTAGCGCTGCCGGCGGTGTAGGCAACCAGCCCTGTCAGAGCTACAGGGACGCCAGCGATGGCAACCCCCACGCCTTTGGCCAGGCTTTCAAAGGATTTGGCGATTTCCGCGTTGCGCTTCCTGGCCTCTTGACTAGCCCGGTCCAGTGGCCCGGTGAACGATCCAATCCTGGCCACCAAATCCAGTGTAAGCGTGCCCAGTGATTTGCTCATTCAATTATCTCCAGACGAAAAAAAACCCGCCGGAGCGGGTTTCTTAAATGATGGAGTCAGCCCCCAGCATATTTGGTTTTAAGCTCTTGCAGTCTTTTCTGTTCGCGCTCAGTCAACCCTGTGGCATCGTACAAAGCTTTTTTGTCTGCTCCGTCAAGCCGGGTAACTTCAACTGTAAACACAGCATCATCAGTCGCTCTCACCTTGGCCCAGTCGCTGAACATGTTAGGAGCTAGCACCCAATCAGCAGTTTCGCCGGGCTCCAGGCCTCCGCTGATCTCGTAGTTAAAATCATCTACGTACCATGGAACCGACCTACCTGGCGAAGCAATCGTACCCTTGAAATAAGCTCGCGAAATGGCCTTATCAGTATCATTTCTGACTGTAAGCTCTATATAAGGCTTCGGCTTATACGAATACTTTTCTTCTTGCAGATAAAAACGAGACTTCACGACTGTAAACTTTGCAAGCTGCGATTTCGCCGCTTCCGACTTTTTATTTTTCTCTGTCAGATCGTTTATTTCTGCAACCGCTTGCGTACGTTCCCTAGCCTCACGCTCTTCAGTTATACGCCTCGCTTCCGCAGCGACCTCATCAGCGGTTTTCCCATCCAATACGGAAAGCATATTCATTCTTGCTGTCGTAGCATTAGTTTCGCCTTTAAGCATGCGCCCGAGGTCCAGCTGGCTTAATGCAACTAATTGCACATCACTTTTAAATTGCTCCTTTTTTTCTCCAGACAGACTTTCTGAAACTTTTGTAATCGACTTTTGAAGAGCTTCGTCTGAGCTTCCATCGAGCTTTGGCTGTCCGCAACCGGATAGAGCCAAAGCTGAAATAAACATTATCGCCGTCCTGCGCATACGTGATCCCTCTTGGTCAGTGAGGCACAGAGTATCAGTACGCAACATTCCGACAAAGCCTATGCCCAGCTTTCCATAGCCTGCTCGAGACTGATGGGTTGCTCAGCCTCATGCGGCATGAAGTCGAACATCTTGTACGGACCGTCCTTGTAATTCACGTTGGCGTACATCATTGCGAGCAATGCCGATCCGCGTTCTACCCGCATGCCGATGTTCAGAGAGCCACGTAGCGCCCGGTACTTCAGCCAGGACCTGAACTCGTTCAGGCTGAGGGTTTCCTTGGCTTCCGCGATCGTACGCCCGCCGATGCCGGCGAGGACGAGCTCGTGCCAGAACTCTTCGTCGTCGGAGAGGGCTTCGTCTTTCCCAGGTTGTTGACCTCGGCAATGACCTTCATCAGCGCCATGGTCAGGTTGCCGTCCAGCGCGCCGCGCTCGGGATCAGCGTCACCGGTGATGTCATCTACTGTGAAGACAGGCTTGCCCTCTTCGTTGCAGATGCTGGCGGCTATCCGGGCGGCATGAACCTCGAGCCTGCCTGCTGCGGAAAGCACATCGTTGATCGCTGTTTGAAACCCCAGCGGCCTGACGTAGACCGTGGCGACGATTTCTTCTTCGCCCTGCTGCCATTTGATTTCTTTCTCGACCGGGCGACCGGTGAACGCACCGACGCCCCTCAAGCTTTCAAGGCTGAGTTTCATAGGAATCCCTTACGCTGCTGGAGCAGTGGTTTTGCGAACCCAGACAGAGCCGCCGGAGCGCTGAATGGTGCCGGCGGTTTTGACGACAGAGTTGCCCCCGAAGTCGAACGGGAAGTCCGAGACGTAGCCGTCGATCAAGAACCAGGTGCGATCAGTCGGAAGCTCGAAATCATCGCCGGCCGCATTCAGGGTTGGCGTGCTTTTACCGTCAGCCCAGCCCAGTGCCCATGCAGTGCTTTCGATATCGTCATTTTCCGAAAGGTCATACAAGCGGACATGCGACAGATTCCGGGGGTCAGCATCCAACGAAAAGGATGCCTGTCCGGGAGTGCGCATGCCGCGCAGGTATTCCCGGCTTTTCTTGCTGAGACACGAAACCTCGATTTGATCCGCCGGGTTGCCGCCTGGATTGAACGCAGTGATGCATTCAACTTCCACTACTTCCAGCTTCGTTGGGTCTGCGATGGTTGGCATCAGCCCAAATAGCTGTGTGCCTTGAGTCAAAATCGCCATAATTTTCTCCAAATGACGGGCATAAAAAAACCCGCACATGGCGGGCTGAAAAGTTGGTTGGGACTACCTGAGCACTATCCAGTCGACATCGAAGCTCGACCGGTACAACTTTGTTTCGGCGTCTTTGCTCTCGCCACCCCAGCGGACCACGTAAGCTTGCAGCTCAATGGCGTTGCTGATTGCAGCTGTCACAGCCCTCGCGTCGCTGCCCGTGGCGGCATACACGTCGACTTGCAGCGTGAAGCTGTCAGCATCAGGACGGCCTGCGAGGTAGTTTTCTGGACTGCCGGTGATGAGCTGCCAGACTGCATACGGCTTCGCCACGCCTTCGGGTGCATCATCGAACGGATAGAGCCTGGTGGGGCTGACACCGAGCAGTGCCGTCACGCCTGCGTCAGCAGCGCATACCGCGAATATGGGTGCATATGACATCACGCCCCCCCCTGCGGCCTTGGCCGCTTTTTTAATCGCGCGGTCAATGGCCTTCTCGTATTCAGTGATGAATGTGTTGGTTGCCTCGGCTACGTTGTCGGCCAAGGCTTTTCGCGCGAATGGATCTGCACGCATTTTGGAAGTGCCGAATTCGATCAGGCGCCAATGAGGCGTCGCCGCGTTCGCAGATTTGTCGCCGCCCTTCTTGAGTACAGCGCCTTGCAGAACACCGACCCGGAAACCCAGGTCACCGCTCGACTTGAACAATTTCCCGTTCCAGCGAAGCGCGACGTTGTCCGCAATGGATCGGCCTGTTTCAGGGTCGTCTATCCGCTGCGCGCCTTCTTTCATCTTGTTGGCCACCAGCTGGGCAGCCTTACGCAGCGCCGACCGCCCGCCCTTACGTTTCATGTCTTGAGTGATCGATTCGAGCTTGCCAACGAGAGAGTCAATTCCCTCGAGCTGGAAATCCACTGTGTCAGCCATCGTTGACCCCCTTGGCCACCAAGATGGTGAGATATTCCAGTCCCGAATCGGGATCGGGCAAAGCCGGGCCTTTGATGTCGTAGGTATCACCCCGGTACAGGATCCGCATAGTCGGCAGCACACCGGCTCGGTAGCGGATCACCATCCGCGCGGTGGCCTCCGACTGGCTGGCCTGGGCAGCAATGAAATCCCTGGCGCTCAACGGCTCGACCGCTGCGGGGACTTTGTCCCACACCGTCTGCCAGCTCGCCAGCTCTTCACCGGTTTTAGGGTCCTGCAGTCGGCCCAGCGCCTGGAAGGTAATGCGATGTCGAAGTCGGCCGGCACGCATTACACGCCCATCCCTATGCGGTATGGCATAAGCAGCGATTTGGAGGCCAGCGGCAGCTCCGAGGCAATCGTGCCGATTACCACTTCCTCGCGGTTGGCGAAGAGGTTGCCCAGCTTGAGCAGGCATGCTGCCTGTATGGCCTTGTTGATCACGATGCCGAAGTCGTCCATATCTATCTGCTCAAAGCTTTCAGACAATGACTGGCGAGCACGCTCGCGAAGACGGCAGCGAATGTCAGAGTTTTCTGGGTCGTCGGCCAACTCCAGCGCAGCCCGGTAGGCAGCTCTCGCGGCTTGAGTTCGCTGAATGGTGTCAGCCTTCGCCCTATCCACATCAGCCTGATCGGCATAGAAGCGGCGCTGCAAAAACTGCATAACAGCTTCCTCAGCCGCGCCCAGAAGTTCCTCCACGAGCGGCTGATCCTCGGATTCTGCATGCAGGTGATGCATGGCCGTTTCTATACTGATAACAGGCATGTATCACTCCTGAGGCGGTTGGTTCTGCTCGGTTTGTGGAATCGAATTCTCGCCCTGAACCGGCGGCCCTTCGATAGGAGCATCAGGTTCAGGATTGACGGCAGGATCCGGTGTGGTGGAGGCCAAAAGTTTGACCAGTTCGCTTTCGGCCTCTTCTTTCTTGCCGATAAAGTCACCGACCTGAGCGCCCTCAGCGTCGACAATAATCCAGCGCTGCCCCTTCTTAGCAATCGTCAGCGCCGACCGCTCACTAGAATTCGAGGTCAGAGCTGCTCCGACCTCGCCCACGATCTTGCAAAGCTTGAGCTGCTCCAGCTCTTTGGCCAGCCATACAGGCGCGGCATAAGGCTCGTTGTCGGTATCACGGATGATGCCGCGGTCCTCGTAAGCCCGCAGCGGCTTGATCAATAACTCTGACATGTCTCACCTCGGTGGGCCGGGGGTGCCGGCCACTTTAGGGGTTGGGCAGCTTAAGCCGCGGCGGCCGCAGCCGTGAGCTTGCCAGTGACGAAAGCTTCGGTACGGTAGATGGCAAACGCCAAGCGCTCTTCAGCACGAAGCGTGACCATGTTGTTCTCGAAGTCCTTGTCGTTCTCGGTGGAAATCAATACTTCAACTTCCATCCGGTCGAAGATCTGCGCGCCGAGTTTGAAGGCCCCCACCAGGAAGTCGTTTTGCTTCATCGCTTGGGTTGCGACTACCGGGCGATTCCACAGACGAGCCGCAGTGCCTTCCTGCGGTTGACCGATCAGATAGCGACCCTGGCTGTCTTTGATCAACTCGATCAGAGCCCAGTCAGTCGGGTTGAGCACGATGCCATCCGAAGGGAACTCTGCCAGCTCGGCTTGCAGAAGGGCCAGGCGAAGGCGGTCGATGCGCTGCTCGCCGGTTACGGTCCAGCCAGCTGGAGACGCGTATTCGTTTGCAACCGGAACAAGCCCTTGCAGATTTGCACCCGCACCGCTGCCGTACAGCAACTGCGCCTCTTCAGTCAGCAGCAAGCCATAGCGAGCGCGCGCATCGATGTAGCTCTGCAAAGCCTTCGCGTCATCCAGAATCTGACGCGACGCTTTGAACAGGTGGGCGATAGTACGAACCGACGCCGTTACCAAGGCGGTCGTGATTTCGGAATACGGCTTTGCAGAGCCCTCCGCTACGGTCGCGGCATTGTTTGTAAAGCCTGTCTCACGGACGTACTCAAGCGAGCCAGCTTCGGTCTGGCCGGGGGCAACCAGATCGCGAATGGTGGCCCGACGCATACCCGGCAGCGCGACAGTATCCAGGCGCTCCGTGGCCGCCAAGCCACCGGCGGATGTGGTGGTGATCGCGGCGCGAGGTACGGAAACGCGACGGGAGCCACGGAACGACGAATTGACGCCTTCCATGTGTTCACTGTTAACGACCAACTCGCCTGCCGACTTCGGGGCCTCGTTACGCTGTGTGTCACGATTGGCATTGACAAGCTTTTGCTCGGCTTCCAGCACGCGAGCCTGCAGTTCGCCCTGTTTCATCAGCAACTCGTCAACCTTGGCCGACGTTTCTTTGCTCAGGCCCTCGTGGCGATCGACATTCTTCTGCGCCTGCTCGGCATGTGCCTTGAGCTGATCGCCGATGTCCTTGAGGTTGGCTTGGGTCTGCTTGTACTGGGTTTCGATGTCATCCTCACCGATTTTACCCATCTGAGCATTCCAGCCGCGATACTGAGAGGTTCCACGTTTTACGAGCGCAGTGGAAATACCCACCAGCAAAAGCGAACCCATAACTGCTTCGGCCGTGGCACCGAAGGTCAGCGGGATCAAGGCAGCGATGGACAACACAGCCATCAAGAATGCCGGGGACAGACGAAATTTCATCATTGTGTGAAGCCTCATACGGGAAAGGAAAAGTTGAGTTTCGGCAGGGGTGACAGGTCCAGCTCGACAGCGCGGGGCTTGTCGGACGAGGCAGCGTATTGCGTACCCCCGCCAGCAGCGCGCGGCGTGCTGGACTTTAAATTGGCGAAGAGTTCGCGGCGTTCGCTGCGGGCCATTCCGGCCTTTGCCAGAGCGATGTCCATGGCTTTAAGGGCATTACTCTGCTGGGCCTGCTCGTCTTCACGCTCGGTGATTTCGTCAGAAGAGAGAACGGCCGTTGCAAACCCCAGCTCAACTGCTCGTCGCCCGCGTATGAACGTCTCGTCATCCATCATCTCGGCAATGTCAGCAACCGCTTGGCCGCTGCCTTCCGCGTAAAGGTCTGCCATCGCAGCGTCGAACTCTTCCATCGTGTTCGCGACATCGCGCAAGTCATGGCGGTTGCCGACGGCAAGCGTCCAGCAGTTGTGGATCATGAGAAACCCACTGCTGGCAACTTCGCGCTTTGCGCCGGCCATGTAAATCACCGACGCAGCCGAGGCGGCCAAGCCCAGGACCTTGGTTGTGATCGGCTGGCTGTGCTCGCGGAGCCGGTTGTAGATGGCCAGGCCCTCGAACATGTCGCCACCTGGCGAATTGATGTACACGGTGGCTGGCTTGTCGCCGATTGAGCGAAGGGCCGCGTCGATACGCGAGACGGTAACGCCTTCCCCATACCAGTCTTGGCCAATCACGCCGTAGATGGTGATGGTATCGCTGGTGGACTCCACGGCCGCTTTGATGGCGGGATTCCATTTGTCGAGCGCGCGCGGGCTCAGCTCGCAGTTAAAACTGCCAGCCTTGGATTTTGGTTGCATGATTTATTCCTTCGAGTTTGCCGGCTGATCTAGCCAGTTCTGTAGAGCAGCCCTTGCGGCTTGCCCGTCATCGCCCTGACCCAGTTTGTCGATCGGCGAAAGGTTGGTTTGCACAGTTAGCACACCGGCATTTCCGCCCATTTTGGGCAGGTTCTCTTTCATGCGGCATTCGTCGCGCGTGTAAATGCCGTTCTGCACCATGCCCGAATACAGCGCTGCTCGTGCGGCGCTATCAGCACGCATCAAGCCTTCGATGGAAAACTCAGGGTAAATCTGACGGCGCTGCGCAGGCGCCAGCAAACTGCGACTGATACCTTCCTCGATGCGGCGCATGTAGCTGCGCAGCGTGAAGGTCAGGAATCGAAGCAGCTTCTGCTCAAGGCCAGTACCCCAATTCGATGCCTTATCGCTGTAACCGACCAGCGTCGGGTCCACCATGTAAAAGCGACAGATCTCCTCGGCGCTGTACTCTCGGGATTCCAGCAGCTGAGCGTCCACTGGATTGATACCAATCACCTTGGCGGATACACCCTTTTCCAGCACCGGTGATTTGCCGGCATTCATCGCCCCACTGATGCGATGAACATAGTCGCGAAAATCGTCGCGCTGCTGCTTGTTCAGCGTTGCATCAACCTCAAAGGCCACGGTTTGGTGCATGCCGTTTTTGAACGTGGAGCTCGCAACGTCCTCGGCCGACATTGCCGCGCCGAATACGTCTGCGCCATAGGCGATGGGTGAGAGCCCGATTTGCCCATCCAGAGAGAACGCAGGGATATGCATCATGTTGATGCCAGCAATATCGCGGAGCTGCCCGTTTTTTTCCCGGTACCGGTAAAGAATCTCGCCGTTGTCCGCGACATCCAAATCCATGCGGTTGGGCAGCAGGAATTCAAGCGCTACGATCCGGCCGCTTATACGGATGATCTCGACAAAAGCGTTACCCCGCAGCAGCATCGAAGCTACTACGGCCTCCCAAAACTGCACAGCAGTCATGCGGCTGTTCGGGTTGGTGTTGAGAATCCAATGCAGGTCATTGTCACCGGCCACCTCACGACCGCCATCAGGCATGCGCCGGTATAGGCCGAGCGGCAGCGTTGCGATCGTTTCGGAGATGAGGCGAACGCAAGACCAGCAAGCGGCCAGTCGCATGGCTTTGTTGATCGTCACGGTTTTGCCGTTGGCGGATGTGCTGCCCACGGTTTGCGCCCAAATTCCGGAAGCGCTGCCGGAGAGAGACCTGCCCACCCAATCGATTATCGATGACCGAGGCGCGTTGATTGCACCGCTCAAGACGGATTTGAAAGACTTAGCCACCGGTCAGCCCCCTTCGAATGAAAGCTGCCGCTACGAAGCACGACGAAGCGGCGGCAAGGAGCGCCCAGCCCACGCCGAGCAGCACGTAAACGCCTGCTACTGCAAGGGCAAAGCCCAGCACTGCAGTCAGCAGGTAAATGATTGATGCTGTGTTCATTCGAATATTGGGTCCCGGATTGAATCCATGAATCGGTCCACGCCGCCATCGCCGGCAACGACTTGCATCATCGCCCGCCCGACCGACATGATCAGTGCAACAGCGCCATCGATCTTGTTGTCATCGCCCTGTTTGATGGGCCGTACTACGTCGTCGTTACCGGGCATGTTTTTGCCGATCACGTTGCCGATACACCAGGTCATGATCGGATTGCCGTCATGGTGGAACCTTCCAGCGGTGATAGCCGCTTCCAGCTCTTTCATGGCGTCGGACATGTTGGTGTAGTTCTGGGTGATGGTGACCGGGTTGAAACCCTCGTCGTCGAGGTCATGGCTCAACCCAGTAGCACCGTGTGGGTCAATCGGCGACTCGCGCAGCGGTGCGTGTTTGTTTGCCTCTTTGGTGTCTTCGAGGATTTCGCGGTAATCGATCTCGGCACCATCTGTGACCTCAAGGTGTTTCGAGTTCAGCCAGGCCTGGAAGCGCTCGGACATCCGCTTGTTGTCGCTGTCATAAGCGGTGTCGTATGGCACCCAAAACTTGGGAGCCACGCTGTAGTAGTGAGTCTTTCCGTCGATCACCCTCCAAAACAGGCGCGCCCTCGAGTTCATGTCCAGCTTTCGCGCAAGGTCGAAACCGGCGATCCACTCTTGCCCCTCGAATTGATCAAGCGTAAGGGAGGTGTCCTCGCAGGCCTTCCAGTCCTGCATGTTGAAGAAGCCAGACTTGGCGCTCACCCAAAGGTTGAGGTGCTTCGTTTTGAAGGTGTTGGTGAACCGAGCCGAGCGGATCGCTCGGGCCAACTGGCTTTCCAGGTACTCCTGAAACACGGATACGCCGTGGTTCGGATTGGCCTTGGCCAGCATCTTGGGATCGGTCCAGTCGTCGCCCTCATCAAGCGTCCAGATCCAGCCGAACAGCTCGTCGTCGGGTACCGTGCCGGCAAGCATTTCGATCACCTGGCGGCGCTTGTCGTAACAAGGCCCCTCGATGTCAGCGCCGGCCGTGGTGATGATGAACATCAGCGGCTGACGCCTTGCCCCCATGCCGGTGAGCATCGTGTCGTACTGAGCAGACGTTGGGTGTTCGTGGTATTCATCGACAATGGCGCAGCTGGGTGACGCACCGTCGCCCGGGTTGCCGATAAGCGGTTCGAACCTGCTGAAGTCGGACGGGATGTTCATGTTCGAGGCATTGACCTCGATGCCCGCCGCCTTAATCAGATTGGGCGACTTCGTCACCATCAGCTTCGCGGGCCTGAACACTTCCCATGCCTGCTTCTCGGTAGTCGCTCCGGAATAAACTTCGGCGCCGTACTCATCATCAGCAACGAACATGCCGATGCCTACGCCACCGGCTACGACTGACTTGCCATTTTTGCGCGGCACTTCCCAGTAGCTTTCACGGAACCTGCGGTGCCCCCCCTTCTTTTTGACCCAACCAAACGTTACGGCCAGCCCAAACAGCTGCCACCCCTCGAGCGTGATCCGTTGACGCTTGAAAGCCCATTCGCCCTTGGTATGTGGCAGCAGCTGGATCAGCTTGAGCTTTTTCTCAGCCTTCGCCGGATCGAACTTGAACCTGAACCCGCGCTTGCGGCTGGCTGCCATGTCATCGAAATGGCGCTGCACTGCCTGATGGATGTACCGACAAGCTGGCACCTTTCCACGTAGCAGAGACCTACCCCAAACCATCGCTTTATCAACGTTGGGGTGGGCGGACTTGGCCATTCAGGATCTCAATAGTTCTTCGAATTCGTTGGTCTCTTTTTCCTTGTTTCCTCCGATAAGACGTGTGCGGTTGGCCGGGTCAAGGCCGAGCATCGCCCCGAACGTAACCATTTGCCGCATCGTTTCGTTCGCGGCGGTCAGTGCCGGGTTTTTCATCGGTCCGCCGGTGGCACCAGTAACCACGATGCCGTGGGCCTGGACTGACTCCTGCGCCATTCGCCAGTTGTCGTATGCAACGCAGAACGCTTCGACGTTGTGTAAATCAGTTATCGCGACCACGTTTTCGCGCAGAAGCTCGGGAACAATCATCTTCCACATCTGCGAAGCGCGGTCGCTGAGCCATTCGGGCGGATCAACATTTGTGATCTTCGAAAAAGCGGGCTCGGCCTTATTCAGCGCGCGTTTGCCGGGATTTCCGGCTAGTGCTTTCTTGGCGGTCGGCTTGGGTTTGCGACCACGGCCGGCGACCGTGGCGGTACCTCCCATCGCGCAACTCCAGAATTTTTAATTTCGCGGGTGTAAAAAAACGATTGAGGGCGCGGTCTAGAAGCCAAAGGGACCAGACTTTTGACCCTCCCCCGCCGCACCAGACTGGTGCGCGCACCATATCGGTGCATTTTCGTGAAATCTGACGAGAATCGTTCTCGTTTCGGTCAGCGAGGCCGGGCAGCCTGGGGGTTGCCCCACCCGCCGTCCTCTGCCGCCGTCTTCGTGCTGTGGCATGGATGACACATGGCCTGCCAGTTGGATCGATCCCAGAACAGGTCCATGTCACCCCTGTGAGGAACGATGTGATCAACGTCTGTCGACGCCGTGACACGTCCAACGCGCTCGCACTCTACGCAGAGCGGATGCTTAGCCAAGAAGCCCTTGCGCGCCTGTTGCCACTTGTAGCTATAGCCGCGCTGGCTGCTGGTCTCGCGCTGCTTCTCACGCTGCTTCACTTCGAACTGCTTGCCTACATCCTTGTGGGCGTCACAGTACCGAGGGTTGCGGGTCAATGTGTTGCAGCCTTGGGCATTGCATGGCTTCTGCGGCCTCAAAGGCATGGTGTGCCGTCCAGGTAAGTGTGGGCCGGTGCATCAGGGTCTTCTGGCTCTTCTTCACTCAGGGCGTTGATCAGAAGCATCTGTTGCTCTGTCATCAGCCGAAGTAGCTCAGTTTGCTTGCGCATCTCTTCAAGGATCGCAGCACCGTTCGGCTGCAGAACCACCTGAACGCCAGGTTGACTTACCAGCAGGTTGCACCCAATCCGCTGAGCAAATGGCTCAAGGCTCTTGGTCACTTGTTCGTGCTGGAGGATTGTCATAGGTTTCTCTGGGTAGATCACCAGCAGATCGCCCTTGCTCGGTGTCAGCTTTTGTATCTGGCTTAGCAATGAGTTGCTGTGCTCGTTCATATGCCACCTTGCTCCACTTCTTGATCCACTCGCGCCGGGCTGCGCATCCACTACATGCCATCACTCACCATCCATGCGCACATGGGTGCCATCGCAGACGAACTCAACGACCAGACGGGTTGCTTCGCCAGGATTCTGGATGAGCTTGACGCTGCTCTGCCCACCCAGCACCTCGCCACTGAAAGCGTCATGCAGGCACACATGCTGGCCGCTGCGCTTCACGACCAGTGGCCGGGACGACAGCAGGTAGCTGAGTTTGCTTTGGGTGGAACTCTTCATATCTACTCACTCTACGGTTGCGGTCGGCCAGATCACCCGGGCGCATGCCAGTGCCTCGGCATGAGTGAGTGCCGAACCCATGGGGATCATTGGGAAAGGTGGGTAGCCAGGCGCATGGACGAGCCAAGACTTCTTCAACTGAACGGGTCAGCAGGCTTGGCGATGGATCGCACAAACCACATGAAGCCCTGTTGCAGGTTGGTCTTGGCTAAAGCTAGCAATCGAGGATCAACGCCTTCAATCTGGCCGATCTGCTTGAACAGCTCGCCGGTATCAGCCTCCAAGGCCTTGATAGAATTCATGCCGTCGATCTCGGACTGACTCAGATCGCGGTACCCGGTGATCTTCTTGTGCTGGTTTTCCATTACTCTCTCCAATGCAAAAGTCCCGGCATATGCCAGGGCTGTATGTGTTCGCGCCACGAAATGGCAATTTCTGAATTTGTGGCGCGCTTACTTGCCGCTCCAGCCAAGCTGCTTGAGCTGCGCGTTAATGGAGTTGACCTTTTGCTGGTAGTAGTCCCGCAACGGACGCTGCACTGCCGCCACTACCTCTGCATCCTGCCAGGTCCCGCTTATCGAGACGGCAAACCCCTTGCCCGATACCACGGTATCGAGCAGCGCCTGAAGCTTGTCACGCTCCCAGAACATCTGCTGTGCAACACTGATCTGATTACGATCCATCTATCGCTCCAAACATCGCTTGGCACGTTACGGTGTCTGCCGCTCCAGCACCTCGTTGACCTTGTCTGCTGCGGTGCCTGCAGTCTTTGCGGCCTCGGTCGCCGTCCCTGCTGCTGCCTCAGCCTTCGCTGCGGCACCTTCAACCTTTACGGCTGCCTCGGTCGCAGTGTTGGCTAGCCTGTTCAGGCGCATGTCGCGCTGCTTGGTGGCTTCGTCGTAACCCCGGCGAACCTCTGTCACCTGAGCGGTGTACCAACTGGAAAGTCGCCACTCGGCGACCTGGAAGCCCAGCATTGCACCACCAGCCAGCAGCAGCACTGCTATCAGCCAAACCTCTACCCGTCTCCACCAATGGCGAGCGACGAAGTTGATTGCGCATCTTTCCATCAATTGATTCCTCCCAACTTGGTACGCAGGCGGGCAATCTCTGCACTCTGCGAAGTGACCTTGTCAGTGAGTTGGGCGACCTGGCCGGTAAGGGCTTCAATCTTCCCTTCCATACGGCCGACAGCGGCGGCCAGCTCGTTGCGTTCTTTGGCGAACTGATCGGCGCGGGCCTCGGCGTCCTTACGGGCCAGGCGTTCGGAGTCGAGCAGTTCATTCAGCCTGCGGACCGTACCGATATCGGCGTTGTCCATGGCGCGATCGGTCGCATCCTTGGAGAGGAATCGCCTCAACCAGAGGAAGCCACCCAGCAGAATGGTGCCCGTTCCGCCCAGCCAGGTAGCTGTGCCTGGGCCGAGGTCGGTCGGGTCCATCATTACTCCAGAAATGAAAAAGGCCCGCCGATATGGCGAGCCTTGAAGTGGGTGCAGATGGCCGGTGCTGATCCCGGCATACAGGGTTCCGTCCGGACTCGAACCGGCAACGCTGGTCGCAAACCCTGCAGGAGCGCCGGAATTTCACCGGCAAACCCGTGTAGCTTCCTCGCGCATCAGCCTACGCATTCATCTGCATAAAGCAAAACCCAGCACTGGGCTGGGCTTAATCATCAGGGGTGCCGCGCTGGAACAGCTAAACACCGTGCTATAAAAACAGGTGTTTATCAGGCCTGAAAGAACTTTTTACGCCGCTTCGCAAGTATCGCCCAGCGCACCGTCAATCCATGCCACACCTTGACGGATGATTTCGCGTGCTGACCGCTCCGACATCTTGTGAGTCTCGGCGATCCGGACCATCGTCCACTTGGAGCCGAAGTACCACCAAATAAAATCGCCCATCTGCTGGTTGCGCGCGATCAGCCTTGCGATAGCGGCGTCCACAAGCAGCGCCGTCTCGTCGGTAATCACATAACTCGTTGGGCTTGGCTCTGGGCAGCACTGGTTCATCAACGCTGCCAGTGGGGAAACATAGCGCGGCACGCCCATGCCAGACATCCGCCAGGAGCCCCAGTTTTCCAGCAGGTATTCGGTGTCGCCCAGTGGCTTGTCGACGTATGTACGTTTTTTCATGGTTAATCCCCTGTGTAATTCGTTCCACCGGCACCGCGGCGGTTGTTCTGTTCGTACTGGGCAGCCAGGCCTGATATCTGCACTGGGCGCTTCAATTGTTCGATCTGCCGGGCAGCGGCCTGCAGGCGCATGCTCAGCTGCGTCACCAGCACTTCAAGCGGCAGCGCTTCACCTGTCTCGGCGGCGACCCAGCCCGAGGCATTGCACTGCACGCAGGCCAGATCGTGGAAAACACCCTTGATCACTGCGCGACCTCGGCAGGCCGCGCACTGGGCCAGGTCAAGTTGAGCGGCACGGAACGCTGGGCCGTGAGTCTTCTTCATTTAATGGACCTTCCCTTTTTGCGGCGCAGCCACGGACGCGGCGTGTCGCTAACAGGGCGGTCTTTCTTCCAAAAGCGCGCAGCACCATAGGCGTCCAAAGCCTGAAGGCACCCGGCAAATCCGAGATTCGGCGACCGGCACATCATCAGCCTTCTATCTGAAGTGGTCATTTTTAAACCTCGCCTA